CCCCTTTGATCGCCCCTGCGTCAGCTCCAGAGGGCAAGGCTTCGTACTCAAGCCGCCCCAATTCCGCATTGTACTGCAAAACCTTCCCGTCCCCAATGTCGTCCCCATACACCGGGATTCCAGCGATCTTCGTAGCGTCTGTCTCCGCTTCGGACTTGTCATCTACATATTTTTTGGTCACCAAAGTGGTGTCGGTCGTCGGAACCGTGTATGTTGACAGGACAGGGGCCTTGACGAACGTCTTGAGCCCCTGGACATACTCGTCCCCCTCGGAGTGAAGAAGGGAAGAGTCGTTGATTCCGCAGTCCAAAAACAACTGTGAGCTTGATACCGCATATCCCATAAATTGCGCGTGAATCTCCGCAGAACTCACAACATACGAGGCCAGACACGATTCCCCGTCCGTGATTGCGCCGTCAGATCGGGCAAGGACTCGCCCGTCAGCGTAGTTGATCTCATAATCAATGTCTTTGGCGTAGGTCGTGGCTCCATCCGAGCTTGTGACCGTTTCCGATAAGGGGATAATGTTCCCCACGGACAGATCGACAAAGGCCCCCGACACGGCGGTAAAAGGATCTTCGTCAACGTCGATGCCGACATTCGGGGTAATCTGACCCGCGCTTGCGGAAAGGTAGTAGCGTTCGCCCGGCAAGAGCCCTGATCCGAAATTGACCAGCCCGACCCTTTGCACCCGGATTTCTTCGTCAGCATCACCAACGTCCACGGCCAGACCAAGCGCTGGTTGTTTGTCTCCCGCTTCCGTGGTCTGCGCCTTATACGCTTTCCCGTCGTCCGGCTTAATGTAGATTGCATCGCGTACCGCCACGGATTCACCCAGTGTGACAAGAAAGCGGGAATGCAGGTGGGCTTCCATCTTCTGCATGTTGGCCGTGACAATCCCATTCCAGCCCGTGGTGTTGTATTCAATCGTTTCAAGGTCATAAAGCGGCGTAGTGCTCATTTATCCCCCATAATAGACGGTAAGTGCAGTAGGCGCTGAATAGTATCTGAAACCATCCACCACCCGATAGTTCGTCACCTCGATCATCAAGTCTGACCCGAAAGCTCCCGCGCTTGTCAGCGTCGGTTCGGGCAATTCGCAAGAAAAAGCGTTGATCCCGTCCCGTTTTAGCTTTTCCGTGCTTCCATCCATAACCCGGACCTGGAACGTCCCTTCCCGCGCAGGAGCCGTGTCTGGCTGCGTCGGGGAATGTACCCCGGCCCCAGAACCCCGGACCCGTGCATCCCAGACCAACAAGATCCCAGAAGTGTATTCAGGATGAAAGCCCTCGTCGTTCGCCAAAAGGTTGACCGGCGGTAAAGGTGCAATCGCCCGGCCCGTGAATACGACCTCCACCGGGACGGCAAAAGATTCATCCCCTTGATATCGCGGGTTATACTGGACGGCCTTAAAGTATCGGGTTTCGCCAAGCAAAAAGTCTGGATTCGTGATCGGTTCCGCAGTGTTCGAGCCAAGGAAGAAAAAATCGGTACCACGTAGGTGCTCGCTCATTCCGGTTCCGTACCGACCCCGATATACGCCCGTGAGCCTATAGGTTTTGCCGGTCAGTGGCTCGATACTCTGAAAGGTGATCAATTCATCCCCAATCAGCGCAAGATTGCGTTGCGAAAGCAACTGTTCCCGAGTGCAGGATTCAATACTCATCACGTCGCTGGTGGCAAAAAACACGTCAAGGCATATCTCATCGTCTATCTGGAAGGTCTTTGGATAGTCCCGAACCACAGTTCCATGGACGGCAAAGGCGCTGGACGTGCCAACCTCTTCATAGGACGTGCCGCTTGCCGAATAGAAGATCTGATACCCGGAGTTCAATATGTTCGGCCTCGAAACCACCGGCAAGACTTTGATTTCTTCACCGGCCCAAAGGTACGGTAGCTCATAAAACCTGACCTTTTCTTGAGGGTTCATCTTGCTCTCTATAGTCAAATCCATTCCTGGTGTAATGCTTCCACCGGGAATGGGGGTGATCGTTCCAGCCGACAGGTCCACAGTGTAATCTTCGCCCTCTGTCATCTCGATGCCGTTCCAGGACACGGAGATTTCCCAGGGACTCACCGTACCGATAGCGATAGGCCCTCCGGTCAATGGTACGGCCTGCACCTCCTGCACGACCACGGGATCGCCGCCAATCATATAGGACGAAGGGGGGCTTGAAAGGTTCAGGGTTTCCGGCGGCTCAATCATGGTTTCGCTCACAACCGTGTATTCCTCTTCGGCCACGATCCCGATAGCTTCATGCTCCAGGTCTTCTTCGTCCACCTGTTTCAGGCGAAAGAACATGGATTCGATGCCGTAGGGGGCGAAACTAAATTTGAACACGTCCCCAGGCTGGAGCATGAACGCATCTCTGGAAAGGGTCACATTGAGCGTAGCCAACGGGTACGAGTCTTTCCGTAGCGCCTCGCGAGCGGCCCAAGACGCATTCGAGTTCACCGTGAACAGTGGAAGGTCCAGCGTCTGGCTTTCAGTCCGGCCCTGGATTTGCTGGTTGGCAATGTTTACACTTGAAGGATCGGAGATGCCTTCCCGGTAGTTTACACCGGGGAACGCAAAATCAAGGTCGCCAGCAAGCCAAGACAACCAGCGCTCGTCGGATCTCGGTTCCGTGTTCCCCAGAAAGGTAGATTCAGGATAGGTTGACCCGACCCATTCTTTAAGCTGTGAATACGCGGGTTCGATAGTGTTCATGGTCATGGAACCGGAGGTGTCCACCGTAAAGCCAATATAGGTTTTTCGTCCTGTAATATCCCCCGGGACCATGCCCTGCACTTGGTCCCTCAAAAACTCAAAAGACGGGTTTCGCGGGCATTCCACCCTCTGTGCTATATCAGACGGCCACGACTCATCGGGGGGATAGATCCTGTGGCCAGTGGTGTTGTTTACGTCGAAGATCTTGACATACACATCCGCGTATTTCCGGAGGTCGGCCAGCTTTGCCCTTGCGGTTACAAGGTCCTCAAACCAGCATGAAAAAGCACCTCCACCTGTTTCCTCATCGTAATATCCATTCGTCGTGGGGTCGCCACTTTCGGGAAAAGTCCCGTAAAATTCAGCTTCGTCAATCCATAAACAAAAGATGATAACGTGCTTGATCCCCTGCTCATAGCACCTTTCATTGTAGGTAGCCTTGACCTCGTTGATAGTGTCCACCCAGGATTTTCGCTTTAGGGTCGGCGGCTCCAAACATTCCCGTTCGGTAATCACGGGGACAGTCTCTTTGTCATAATCCCCGCGCATCAAAGCCAGATATAGCCGCCCGTCTGCGCCAAACCGGAGCATTCCTAGAACGTGTGAAAGTACGTTGTCGATATAGTCTAGAGCGGTTTTCTGCTCGTCAAAGACCATGGAGATCCCCCGGCCCTCCGTGTCCAGCGTTTCAGAGGCGGCCAAGAAGGAGGCGGCATCTAGCCATGATTCGGGAAGCCCGGTCATGTTCGTCAAAATGTGCCAGATAGCATGAGCGGGGTTATAGTCATACGCGGACAGAACAGCCTCCCCCCCGAAGGATTGCGCAGGTGCCTTTTGGACCACAAAATGATAGGTCGGCACCCTTGGGGACTCTCCGATAAACACGTCATTGAAATACGCCCAGCAAAGCCCAGGGTAGGCCGTGTTCAGTGTGCCGTCCGGCAGACTTTTTCCTATATTCTCGTTTGGCGGCTGTGTTGCCGTGCCAAAGTAGAACGTGATCGCGCCCGTCTTGTCTGCCTGGATAGTCTGCACCCCGGAGGCCGGACAGATCAATTCCCCGGACCAGATCAGCTCCTGTTCGCGATATATCGTGCAGAGCTTGTCCACCGGCCCCAGGCATATTCCAAGGGCAAAGTGCATATAGTACTTGTACCCCACGATGGTGCTGGAAGACCCTCCGCCGCCTCCCCCCTTTCCACCGCTGGAGCTCTTGCTTTTGATCGCCTCGGAACGCTGTTCCCCGGTCCAAATATAGTTCCCGGCCAGCTTGATAGTCCCCAGCACCTCGGGAATCGGGATGCCAAATTTATTCGTTGCAAACTTTATGTCTTGCGGCTTCTGCGATCCAGTCTGTGGCCGCGCCGCTGAAAACATGGCGGTGGCGACAAATGCCCCCACGACCACTGCGCCGATAACGATTGCCGCTGTTGCCATTATTTCACCAGCCTAATGTTGTATGTCCTGCGGTGCCACCATGTGGGATCATTCAAAACAAAACGCTCAACCCCGATTCCGATAACAGAGTGCCAAATCCAGCCGTCCAAAACGATCCCGGCATGGCTGGTGGTCTTCCCGAAGCGGAAAAGCAAGATGTCCCCGTCTTGAGGGTCGTCAATGGAAACCTTTTCATGCTTCATCTGGCTACTGACTTCTTGGAGCAGAATGGATTCCACGTTGTGCAGATGCCAATCCTTCGGGTAGTCCGGCATCTTCCATCGCTTCTTGTATCCTATTCCGGTCAAGACACCCACCACAAAGCCGATACAGTCACACCCAAGACCCTTTCTGGAAGACCTGTGACGGTACGGGGTTCCAAGCCATGCGGCGCATTCCGTGCGTAATTCCTGTAGCTTTTCTTGGTCGTAAAAGTATTTCGTCATGACATCATCGAGGGGTTTTCTGTTGGGATATAAGGGGTTCCAAAGAAACCACCGCCGGAGGCTCCTTCCCCTTGGCATGTTCCGCCCATAACTTGTACCAAAAACTGTAATTGACAAGACAATGTGGAGTTTTCAGCCTCTATCCTTGCCGATACACTGGCTCGTTCGTTTGAAACTGCAACCGTAACTGTCCTTGTAAAGTCAAACTCCCTGACCCCACTGACTGTATCCACCAAGTGATCTATCCCGTTCACCGTGATATAGCATCTTGCGGTATATCTGTAATCATCTCGCCATTGAACAAACTTGCAATTCGCCGTAACGCTTGTCACCGGACCAGATGTATAGACCGTTGGAGTAACAAGGGTCTGGTTTCCCGTGATCTTACTTGGAGTCGATACCGGCGCAGATTGAGACAAAAGCCCATTGTTCCCGCCTAGATTGTCAAACTTGTCCCGGCATGTCGTAATTCTCTGATCGCAACCGGCAGATGCGGTCACTTCGTCCCCGTCTGCAATGTCAATGAAGGGGTATTGCAGGACGATAGAAGACCCGGAATGAGCAGTGATCATCCGCTTTTGGCCCCCAAAACTGACCCAACCGTAGGTGAAGAAGCCGTCTGCACGGGTCGCAAACTCCGGAGCCGTGAGGATATTGCCCGAGATTGTCACCGCACATGTATTGGAAAAGGCCCCCCGATCCACGTTGCACTTGGCGTCATAGAGCGTGTTGTTGCAGTGCGCCTGAAAGTGATACCTTGGGATCTTCATTGACAAGAAGTGCTCAAAGCCCACGCATTCGGCTTCGGCTTGTGCCCCTTGAAACGCCACTGTCTTGACCTGCCCAACGAAAAAAACCACCGCGTCGCTGGCCGCTCCCCGATGGACCCGCGAAACACTAACCCACATCTGTGCCAACGGATTCTGTGCCAAGTAATCGCGGAAGTTCTCTTCCAGGGCACCGACCGTAATTCCGCACTTCGTCGCGGTCAGGTCGGAGTCAAAGGACAGGGAAGACCGCTTGATTGCCGCCGGTTCGTAGGTGTTCCCATTGTAATCAACGGCCTCGTCAGAGCTGGTGTAATACCAATGCCGCGCTTGGGGATCGTCCCCACCTTCCCAGATATGGAACAATTCGACCGGGGATAGGAACTCTTCCTTTTCCCGGGTCGTAAAGGCTGGTGAAGTGTCTCTCATTTATTCAACCTCCCACCGGGGAAGTGTCGTCGCGTGGAGCGTAGTGCTTGCCACATCAAGGGTTTCGTAATCCATGCCGAGCGTGTCCTTATCGAATCTTGCCGGATAGAGAAGTGAAACGGTGACATTCACGAAATGCTCCACCGTCTTTCCGATTGCCGATCCAAGGCTGATCCTCCCTGTTGAAGGATCACACCCCACAACCTCCCGTGCCGCAGTCGTACCATCAGGGAAACGAAACCAAAGGTGCTTCCCGGTCGTCGGATAGCCTTGTCCGAAAAGTGCTGACATATCGACCCCGCCAATATCGAGGATCGTATCTCCTGACGAAAAGGCACCGGCCAAGATAATGTCCGAGGCGGGTGAGGGCACCCAGAATGGCAAGAGCCGCCCCTTTCTGTCTATAAAGAAATCGAGCAGTCGCCGGGATTCTTCCCGTGTGAAAGCACTGGCGGACAGGGATATGGTGAGTCGCGGTTCATTTTGCGTCAGAACCCTTTCGGTCAGCCCGGCCAGAGAAGAGAACGAAAAAGCTTCTGTGTCCATCTCCATCGTCTGGCTATACCTGTCAGACCAGTTGTGCGGGGTATTCAAGACCGGCAAGCCGTTGTATGTAGGGTAATCGGTCATGTCCGGTGTCGGGACTGAAAAACGCTCGTCAAACTCTTCAAGCAAACGCAAGGAGACTGTGCCGTCACGATCCGTCTTCCCCGTGACCGTCGTCTTTGAGTCATCGACACGACCCTGGAAGAATGGGGCTACAAAAGATCCCGCCGGCCAGTCTTGTGTCACGGCCTCGGCCAGGGAGAGCACACTTGTCGAAACGCCCGAGACCTCCACAACCTCATAGGAACCACCGGACACGATAATCGCGAGGCGGTCAGCCTGGAAAAGACGAAATCCGGTTTCCAGAACCGGCAAAGAGGTTGCCCCGGCACTAACTCCCACCGCAAGAGCGGTCGCGTCTGTCCATAGCGGCACCCCAAATATCTTCCCATGTGCCGTATAGAGCCGCTTTTTCAGCATCTCGGATTCAAGACCGGTGCGGGCTTGCACTGTAAACTCGAAGGCGCGTCTTGGTGCCGACAAAAGGCCGGATCGTTTTTCATGCCCGGCGAGCCCGCGCTTGATGGTCGTCTTCCAGGCATATTCCATACGCAAGGTATCGGACCAGTCAGGGCGCACCGCAAGGATCTCATTAGCTATCACCTAGTCCCCCACTATTCGCCGGACAGTCTGGCTCCGTGTAGAGATGATATTCATGATTGCGTTTTGTCCTTCGACCGACGCCAGATAACGATCCAACTCGGACTTATCGGTCAGATTGACAATGGTAGTCTGTTGTGGAGCCGGTGAGGGGGCATTTTGGCGTCCTATCTGTCCACCGTATGCGAACCCCGGGCCAGCATAAGCAGGGCGCATAGCGGGTAACCGGACGCCCGAAAACAAGTCTCTGGGTATTAACCGCTGTCTCAATGCCTCCATGACACGGACACCATAGTGCCTTACGGTAGGCCGATCCATCATGTATTCACCCGGAGTCGCCCGGATAGTCACATTGTCCGCCCGATTTCCCTCGTCTGGACCACCTATCAGGCCGCCGTAGGCGTAGCCCTGGGGTTTAGCGGACTTGATGGCGGCTACACGGGCCATGCCTCCAGCAATTGCGGCGGCGGCGGCCGCCGCTCCGAGTACAGGCCCAACATGGGGGATCGATGCCATGGAGCTATAGGCTTTTTGAGCGCTCTCATACGTGGAGATGATCGTTTCCGCTATTGCGAACGCCTGATACGCAGCAAACGCCTCTTTACTCTGGGAACCAAATGCCTGATAAAATTCCTGTAACGCAGAAGCTGTACTCCCAAACAAAGAACGTACGCTCTCCACCCGCGATTGAAAAACTTCCTTGGAATGGTCAGCAACTTTCTTATCCAAAGCCATCTCGGCCGCAGCCTGGAATTCTTGTAACTCGGATTTTGACGCGCCATACTCTTCTAGCATTTTCAGCTTTTCATCATACTCCGCCCGCGTTGCTTCCATTTCCAAGTCAAACAAGGCTTCGGGGTCATCCGTTCCTTCCATCTTTACGCCACGGATAAGGGACAAAATAGAATTTCCGTTCTCTTCATCCTTTTTCTCAAAGTCTTCCTCTTCTTCGTCCTTCTCACCATGTAAGGCTCGGAGTTCAGCACTCTTTTCGTAATACTTCTGCTCAAGGGCCAATCGCTGATCGAGTGTTCCCTTAAAATTATCAAGTTCGAGTGCAATTGATTGCATCTCGTCAGAAATTGACGCTTCTTTGAGTTCGTATTTGCGGTCAAGATACTCTTCCCACAATATTTCACGGTCGTCAAGAGCGTTATCTAAAATATCCAATTCTTCCTTAACCGCAGCCTTAGATCGTGCAAGAGAATTTTCTGCTGCAACGTCCTCGATCCGATCACGCGCCTCAACACCGGATTGATGCACTTCTCGCAATTGTGCTTGTTTCTGAATCTCCAAAGAAACAATCTTATTTTTGAGGGCAGCACGCTCTTCATATTCCTGTTGATTCTTGACAGGAATATACGCTCCCTTCTTGTCATAAGACATGGCCTGAAGCATTTCCCTGTTTGTCGCAATCTCTTTATCAAACTCGGCAGAAACAAGCTTGGAGCGTTCTTTCAAATAAGTGTCGAGAGAAACTACACCATCCTGATAACTCTGCTCAAGCATGTCCAATTCTAACTGAGACTTTTCCTTGAACAGTTCTAGCTCAGATATCATGTCAAACATGGGAGAAGAAGTCACCAAATCTTTGGGAACAATAACAGGCTTGCTCGCATCTTCCTGCAGTTTGGCTATTGCACCAGAGACATCTGTCAGTCCATTCCGAAGAATTTGTAAATGCTTGATAACATCCACCAATGCCTTCTTCGCATTTTTGGCATCGTCGGTGGCCGCCCCCATCCAATTCGTTTCCTTAGACTTCTGCTCAAGCGAGGCCCTGTAAGAAATAGCATACGCCAATGCCTTGCGTATCGCATCTCTCTGCGTCTCCAAATCGTCCAGGGTCTCCTCTCCAGTCAATTCAGGGGGCTCGTATGCAGCATAGTCCTTAAACTTGTTCATGTTCTTTTCAAGCGTTGTGTTCAAACGCTCCTGGGCGGTTGCAGCGGCATTCGCGGCGTCCCGCCATTCCCACAACGCCTTAATCGCACCATAAACCTTGCTTCCCGACCAAAGAACAACAATACCAAGCCCCGCATTCAATGCGATACCAAAAGCCGTTACAGAGCCCGCAACAGCCGTAATGGCAGCACCAAAAGCCCGAACAGCAGCAGTGGCCCCCGCTAATCGTGTACCAAATAGGGTAACCGTGCCCATTCCTGCGGCAAACAGTCGCATTAAACCACCAAACGCCAAAGTCAAAGACCCAATCACCGCCAACAGGCCGGCAAGCGACGCGGACAAAGCCAATAAAACAGACCCGGCCCCACCCGACGCCTCATTCAATTCCCGAAGAGACGACACCATAGAAGTCAGGCCAGACAATACAGCACGAACAGACGGGAGCAGGGGATCTGCAATAGACTGGCCAAGACCATCCAATGCAGAAGTCAACTTAAACAAGTCACCAGTCGTATCATCGAAACGAATCCCGGCCATCTCTTCGGCCGCACCCTTCGCACCGTCGATACTATGCGCAAACGATTTGACCTTATCTGCACCATCCACCAATTTGGTGGCAGCAGAAACAGCATACGAGCCAAATAAAGCCAGCGCGTCGTTGGCATCCATCCCCGCCTCGCGCAAATCGACAAAAATATCTGTGACATTACGCAGCTTCCCTTCTTCATCCAAAATCTCGACGTTGAGTCGCTTCAACGCCTGCTGGGCAGCTTCCGAGGGATCCAACAATTTGACCAGCATTCGCTTGATATTATTACCAGCAATCGTTGAACGAAAACCAGCATTCGCCAAAACGCCCAACATGCTAGACAAATCAGAAATATCAACACCAAGAGAACTGGCAAACGGGCCGGCATACTTGAACGCCTCACCCAATTCACGAACATCGGTATTTGAATTGGAAGCTGTGTACGCCATGGCGTCATTGACAGAACTAAGCTTCTCAACAGCCAAACCCATTTGCGTCAATACGTTGGTGGCGATGTCGGCCGCTTCACCTAACTCAATCTCACCTGCAGCAGCCAATTCCAATGTACGAGGTAAAGCTTTCAAAGCGTCAGACGCATCCATCCCGGACAGGCCAAGATAATAAAGGGCCTGGGCCGCCTCTTCCGCCGTATATTGCGTCGTACGTCCCTGTTCTCGGGCAGCACTCGCCAAAACAGAATAAGCCGCACCCGCCCCCTTCATGGTGGCAGTGACTTTGGACATGGTATGTTCAAAGTCTGCGGCTTTCTTAATAGGAAAAACAGAAGCTGCTCCAAGAACAGCTCCTGTTTTAATCATTTGCTGGCCCGCTTGTACAGCCGCGTCACCTAACGCTTTGTAATGAATACGAGCGGCTTCCAAATTTGCAGACGTCTGCTTCAAAGCCCGCCCAAAATTATTCAGAACGCCAGATGCAGCATCCCGGGCACGTACAATAATCTCTAGGGTTCTGCTTGCGCTCATGAGATAAATTTACTCCAATCTTCATTGGTTGCATTCTGTGCTACACGAAATGCGGTTGCAAAAACACGAAGACGCTCATGCTCCAATGATGCATGCTCTTCCAATGCTATTGTATAGACGGAATACCCGTATTCCCATGCGTGGCTGTGGCCTGCTTCAATGAGACGGAAAAGGCCTGCGAAAAATCTGCAATCATCGACTTCTTGATCTGTGCGAGAAGATCCGCCATTCCCAGCCTTTTCCCTATCGAGAAAAAAGAGGCGTTTACCTCCTTAAACGTCTCATATACCGTCTCCAGTTCGCTCGGGGCCATTTCAACCATGTCGGAAAAAGTAATGTCAGTCACCCGGGGTAAAAACTCCGCAATGCGATCTACAAATCCCTCCAGGGAAAAATCTTTCAATACGTCACCAAGCTCGATGATGTCAGTAATACGCAACTCCTTCATCGTAAATTCCTTGTCATCGATCTTAAAAACTTTATTCTTCCGCATACCTTGCCTCTTGTGTGCAATTGATTGCACTGCGGAGGCAGCAACCACCTACCCTCCTCCGCAGTGCATTGTCGGTTAATCGAAACGAACTACCTTGAAAATCGGGCAACTCGGGTGGTTCACGGCATCAGACAAAAATTCACCCTCGATGGGAAACGAAGATGCATCTTCACCTATAAATGCCACTTCCCCAGAAATAGTCAATGATGCCTTCCACACATCAATGATCATCTTCGGCCCAATATCAGGGTTGCCAACAAACCGAAGGTGACCCTGACAAGAGGAATTCGCCAACGCATTGATCGACTGCATATTCTTTTCAGGATAATCAAACGAAACTTTGACAGACGCGGCATCAATGGAACCAGAAGACATGACCATGAGCATACCGGCAGGAGCAGACAACCGATAATCCGTGCCCAAAACATAACGAGTCGTACCCTCGGAGTCCGTGACGACAACATCAGGCTCCTCATTTACGGCGACCAAAGAGGCAGAGCCGAGAGACGTCCCACCAGTAATTGCCTCGTTTGTCTCAAACGTGCCAGAAACATTGATCACATCCAAATAACCGCTACCAACGAAGGCAACCTCGCCTGTGGCGGAAGACGTTCCACCAGTAACCGTTTCACCAACAGAAAAAGGGCCGTCAGTCACCGAAGCATGAAACAACTTGGTGATAAATACACCCATCTTCCCAAGTTCAATATACTCATCATCAACAACCGATACGGTAACACTATCGCTGTTTCCGGCCGACTGAACCGTGGCAGAAACACCATCCCCCAAAAAAGCGATATTCAGGTTAGAGGACGAAAATTCTTCCAGCGTGATCGAAGATGTCGCAGTCTTCTGAATTACCTTGGACAAATCCTTCTCTTTGGTCCCAGACATACTGGAATAATGCTCGGTTTTCTCCAACGCAACATTGATCCCAAATGCGGGAGCGTTGCCGAGATGAACAAAATTGGACTCACCATCTTTCTTGAAGAACAACTCACCTTTGCCATACAAATAGTTTTCTACACTCGGAGATGCTAGCATAATCTGCTCCTATGGTCGAATAATTTTATCGACATACAAAATGTCAAACGTCACACCCTGCCCTGCAATAAGGACATCACCAAATTTTGGCTTCACAATCCGGGATGCCTGTACCTCAAGCATACGGCACAAACCTCCCATCCGCCCCTTGTCACACAATAACGCCCACCGGATCGCATCATACAAGGACCGCACCATGATTGATGCATCATCTTTATGAGCAACCCGTACCCAAAACTCAAGCAATAACTGAAAACGTCGCTGGTGAGAATGCCCGCCCGTGTGGTCAGGATCAACAACTATGTCCTCCATCTCAAACAAATGGACAGCAGGGTAATTATGACTAGGACTTTCAGGATTTCTGCGAACAACCGCAACAGAAAGCGGAAATCCAGCATCCTCCTTGATCCCCCACAATCGTCGAGTTATATCACGCAGGATACGCTCACGTATCCCGACTTCACTTGTCGGCACTGAAACCCTCCTCAATTCTGTCCAGAATCGAATCAAGCATTTTATCCAAATTCATGGCCGCAACACCCAAACCATACATCCCGCCTGGAGCCTGCTTGGAATAAATGCCATCATGCCCGTCCATCAAATCCTTGGCCCGCATGGTTCGCGGCCCCACCCCAGGATAATAACCACGATCAAGCGTGACCGCATACGGAGCAGTATTCTTAATTACAAAAGCACCCGAACCAAAAGGAGCGGGTGCTTGCCATTTATTCTTTGCTCGCTCGGAAGACGGCTTCGGCTCAATACCAACCGGAGTAGCCGCCTGCATGGTCTTTTTCAGGTACGCCGCCAGCTCAAAAATGCCCTTATTAACATCCTCGGGGGCATCGCCCAATCGCTGACGGATCCTTCCAAGCAAGGTCTCATCAACCTCAAACGCAAGCTCTTGCATAATGCCTACCGCTGCAGTTTGAACGTGAACAACACATCAAGGATGGGATCGGCTTCGATAATGGACAACTCTTCTCCACCAATGAGAATCGTATCATCCAAAACCCCGGCCAAAGTAAACTCTTCAGGGAACGAGGATTGATACGCAAACAACACAACTTCCCGCCGGGGAAAACTCGATTCTTCAGAACTCGTCAAAAACATGCCGTCTGCCAATAAAAGACAAACCAAATCGAACGAACGGGTCTGTGTTACATTTCGACCGGTGGCTTCATCGTAAGAGGTACCAGTAACCTGAACGTATGAACAATTTACCCGAAAAAGTGGATCATTGAACAACTTCGGGAGTACCGAAGACAAAGCACGGGTTATCGCCCCAGAAATCACCGGCATTATACCAAACTCCCACGCATTCTCTGCATGAACGGACGAAGATACATGGTCACCAAAGACAGTGCGTCAACCGAATCCCGAGTCAACAAACCCAACGAGCCACCGCCAGTAGCGGAAGACAATGCCACATCAATCTTCCCACCAATCGAAACCGATGTCACATTGACATCCCCGGGATCAAACGGATCCAAGGTCAACAAATGCGAATGAACTACCTGATACGCCAATTCACACTGTGCATTCTTAATAAATGTGGGAATTATCGGCAATGATGTAACACCTAACAATTCAGCAAAATCAGTAAGGGCCTCCCACGATACAAATGGAATCTCATCCTCCGCTTCCCCGGCAATATATAAAGCATCACGCGGATACAAACGGGGGAACGCCAACACCTGTGCTTGGGTCGCCACAACGCCACGAAACGCAGTCAGATTATCCAGAAACAAAACAGCGAGCCGTAGCCGAAGCTCCTGTGCCTCCTCTGTCAAAGATCCCCAATCATCACCAAAACCCTCCCGCGCGGCAATATAAGCTGCGGCCTCCTCAAGAGAAACGTAGCTGTCAGCGAGCGGGTCAGCGATACCAGTCACAAGAGGCATGGTAATTCTCCATCAGTGCAATCGATTGCACCGGATTACTGTTTGTCGTACCAGATCACCAGCAACTGATTGCCGGTTGTGGCCTGCGTCGCCGCTGTGATTTCATCGTCGGCCGTAATGGCAAAATCAGCCGTAAAATCAGACAACGTACCCTCGGCAAGACCGAGGACAAACTTCAGGGTATCTTCATCGGTAATACCAGTGACTGTGATCGCCGTGTCTGCGGCCGCACCATTCACCAATGCAAACGACAACCCCTGCAATTCAGCGGCAACAGCCTTAATATTTTCCAGATTGGCCCTCAGCGAATCGGGATCCTTGCCAGACAGGCAGGCACCACCCTCCCCGAAATTACCAGTCAACGTCTTGATAGTCGTCAATGCCATAAGCTTTTTCTCCTACAGATAAAGGCCTCCCAACCTTCAACAAGGCGGGAGGCCGTTGCAGACTACGCCGAAGTAATGCCGTTGATCAGAACACAAGCCTGCTCTTCCTCGATCTGAATCGCAACACGCATGGACAGAACAATGATCAGAACCTGGGAACGAATGTCCCGGTCAGTCTCGATCATGATGTCACGATACACACCCCACAACAGGTTCTTGGGATGGGTCAGCAGACCGTTGGTCGAAGGCATCAGGGTAGCAGGAACAACCGGCACACCGTATGCGTTCACCGGACGGTAATTCTGACTGGCATCGTCACCGAGAGCGGTCTGGCGATCTGCCAGGGTATCCCGGTATTCAGTTTCGTTGTTGTCATCGACATAAAAACGAAACTGATTGCGATTGCGGAAATACTTTTTGGGCAGTTCCTTGATCGCGTTCTTGAAAACATTCTTGCCGATAGGACCACCAGCATCAATCTGATTCGTGGTAACACGCTTCAGGATACCATCATGCAGAGCGAGAAACGGATCATCAGAAGTCGTATCACCCCGGATGAACATTTCTTCCAGGTCAACAGCGGCACGTTCCGCAATCAGGGTCATGATGGTGTTCTCTATCCCGCCCTTCTCGATATTGTCTTCCAGCGTTTCGTAATCAATATGGACCTCGGCCATGGTTTTCTTGGCCACCATCTCGATCTTGTCCGGCGTGGGAGCCGCACGCTTATCAGCATCCAGCGCATTGCCAGAGGCAGGGGCGGCATTCAGAATGCGGGAGGAGAAACCAAGCTTGGAAACTTCCCGGGTATGCGAGTTCATATTGACGCGACGAGCACCTTTCAGAATCGTATCCTGATCCTGCATCATTTTCAGAAAGGTCTTGACCTGCTCTTCCTGCAGATATCCACCGTTGTCGATCAGACCCTGAACGGTCATATCAGCCTTTTTAATGATATCCTTTACTGCGGGCTTTCCCATAATTTTTGTCCTCCTGAGACCTTTTTCTTATCCCAACTGTCCAAAAATACCGCGGAAGGTATCTGCACCGTTCGGGGTTTCGGATTTACGAACAACATGGCCATCATGTGCACCATCCACAACAATTGGAATGGACTTTTCAACCTTAACTACCTGATCCTGCAGACCCGCCATGCCCTCAGACAGGCCGGTAACCGTTTCAGTAAGGTCGGAAACGCTTTTCTGAATCGGAGTAACTACATCACGCAACACGGCGAGAACATCATCCAGAGTCGGGGGAGTAACAGCAACCGCTTTTTCCGCCTTCTCGACAGCTTCTCCGACTGCATCCCCGACTTCTGCATTTTCTTCTGCAACATCTCCACCGGCTTCTCCACCGGCATCTGCAGCATCTTCTGCGGCATCGACAACAGCATCATCCGCCTTCTCCGCCCGAGCAGGAATGACAAGATCAGACTTCGTGACATTGATCGCCTCTTCAACAAACGCCAGAAAATTGGCAACTACGGTCTTGATCGCCTCCAGCTTGGCGGCCCCTTCACCCATTTCCTGCTCGGCTATTGCAGCCACTGCATCCGACAGGCCCCAAATCTCCTCATGAAGCCCTTCAACGTATTGCGTCTTGACGACCTCCGCATCAAGGGCGGGAGCGTTATCAAGCGTGATCACCGAAACCGGCGTCTTCACAAACATTTTCTTGATAAGATTCGTGCTGGGCTCCTCCACCGGACTAGCCTGGATCGCCCTAACACCAAGCTCTTCGTCCAGTGTCACGACTTCAAATGTATCCTGCTGGCATTTCTTGGCGGGATACTGTTCAAACACCCGGAATTTGTTCGAGCAAATCCCATCTTCCAGATTCAACAAATCCCGGGTGTCTTCCGTAAACGATTTCTTGACCGCTTCCACATCCACATCCTTGGGAATGATCAACTTATGCAAAACTTTCGTGTTCATCTCTGCCCCTCTCTGACTTTTGACAATACGAAACGGAATTTGATTCGCACCCCGAGGAACCAGGCTTACGAAGGAGGCCGTCGGATTGACCAAAAACGTGACATCACGCTCTTCCTGTACTTTTTCGACTATCATCTACTCCACCGTAAACCTGTGATTGTGCCCATCAGCAGACTCCGTTACTACAGTCCCATAAATTAAATGGGTATGACCCTCCACCTCATCCGTGTATCCGGCACTAACCCGGCCCTGACTGTCAAATTCAACATAAAACTGGTGCGTGTGGGGCCGGACATTTTCAATATCTACATTCAGCTCCGTGTCCCCCATGCAGATCTGGACCAAATCAACCATGACCTTTTTGGGAACCTTGGAAACAAATGCATCAACCGAAAAGCCATTCAGCTCACCCTTTCGGATAAGATCCCATACAGGACCCTCCTCCACGCGGACGCCGAGCACCCAGGCTCCTTCCGGAAAATCAGGGTCATCCTTTCGTGCTATGAACGATTCCACTACCTCCGCCCCACACGGAACAGTCTCATGGTACATGTCGATCTGGCCCGCTTTCCCAGATGCGATGAAATCATGCGCCATTTTGCGGATATCAGAGGCGGTCATCGACTCCCAATCCGAATCAACTTGTAAAGGGGAATACACTACACCATACACATAGTGCATCCCCCCACTCAAACTGTCAGATTTGAGAATCGGAACAATTGGACTTTTCATGCCCTCGTAATTGTCACAACAAGAAAAACGTCAAGGGCATTTGTGCAATCGATTGCACTTATTTCAAATCTTCAAACAAAATCTGATATTTTCTAGGTAAAATGTTGACAAGCGTATGCGCCAATTCCCGGATCTCGGCCAATGCCCGGGTGCTGGTTCGCAATTTGTAAAAATGACGAAGCGATCTGAAATTAAATGTCAAAATCTGGTTCGTCTTGAACGCCTCGGGTATCCCATATTTCGCAACATCGTTCGGAAGATCGTGTGTCTGCAAATACTCTTGGAACGCACCCATATACATTTCAAGAAATTCGTCGAACTCCACATCCCCGGTTCTGACAATGAGTGATTCCGGCCGGGCTCCCGCCAATAATCTTCCCAGGGTGTATCGCGTGCTCTCAACACTCGGGCTGACACCCACACGATGCCGGGAAACCTCCTGCAAGACTGCCCGAGAAATACCACTTACGCTGTACGTGACCAGACTGTGCTCAAGCGTGGACGTGTGATCTTTCTTGATTATCATTCGTAACAAATTGGCGTCCGCCGTCCCCAGGACGTCCCCGACACGTTCTGAATCAGATTTGTTTATTGTCTTCCAGCATGTACGAATCCCATCCATCACCAAAACCAAAGGCGTCACATACATCAATTCAATGTTCATTCACTGCTCCTTGTAAATTGTTTGTGCAATCGATTGCATCACACATGCTCCAATCGAAAAAAAATACCCCTCTCAAACATTTCGCCTAAGAGGGGGGAGAAAAAACTAAGGAAGAGTGACTGCCTCGACAACCTGCTTCACCCCACCCACCTGCCGCTTGAATGCTGCAACCGCCTGTTTGCGAGCCTGGGCTACCGTCCCGTTTCCGGAAAATGTATCACGAGTATATCGACCTTCACCATCTGTTCCCAGAAGATCAAAAAACCAGAAACCCTTGCCTTTAGGGTTGCAACCATGAGCGTTGAGATACTGTGTGTTGTCGATTCGCATTTCTTTTTCCTCCGTTTTGAAGTTAAGTGCCTTATTTCCCTTAACTTCTTTCTTGCTGGAGACCAAAAAGAATGCAAGAAGTTTTTCATTTTTTTTCAAAGTTTTTTCAAAAAATTTCTTCTTCCATTGCTTTTTCCAAATCATCCTGCCTGTCCAGCTCAAGCATCAAACCCAACCAGCGGGGAGAGGCAACAAATCCCATCTTCTCCCCGCATTCAGGACAAATTACGTTGCTTGATACCAAATCATTCGTAAACCACTTCTTGCAACCACTACACTGCATAACCATCCCGAGTTCGATCATCACCATTCCTCCCTATCAGTATCGTCTGTTCACCATCCCACTCCAGTATGAGATCGAGCCACGCCGGCGTTACCATGACCCCAAGCCTTCCTCCACATTTCGGGCAGACAGACTGACCGGAGAGGCTCCCGGCCGTAAACCACTTCCTACAACTCCAGCATCTCACCAACATCTCGATCTCAACCATCCCTGTCCTCCTATCAATGCCCTCGCTTCCCTCCGCTCTCAAACGGATACAGAAACCCGATTCCTCGCTGTGGCAAATTACTGGGACACCATGTCACCCTGGGGAAACCAATCTCATTCCCAATGATCGCATCCCCAAACAAAAACTTCCCCTTATCAGGAATCTCCGCCAATGACGCAGGTGGGTCATCCAATGTCGATTCCTCTGCAGTAGCTTGCAACAATTTGAACAGATCCCGCTCAAGACAATCACCTGCAGACGATACCGTCCCATCATCCTCGTATGTGCGAACAAAAAACACCCGCTCTTCCCTTCTTTCACCAATCATGCATTCCTCCACTGCAATCGATTGCACCCATAACCTTTTGATTTGTTTACAATAAACGAGGCTGTGTGCGCCTGTTTAAGGCCTTTGAACAACACCCCGAGGGGTTTTATATGGGAAATACTTGCAGAAGCTTGAAATAAGGCCATTATTTCATCCACTTTTCAGAAAACTGACAATAAAATCATAGATCCCGCACTAAACAACAAAATATCCCATATACACCCGGCAAAAACCCTCAGCCAACCAGAATTACAAGGAACCATCTTCATACTCTGCCCTATATCCACAACGGGGACAAGTCGTAATCCCCCGAAAACGATGATCCGTTCCGTCCATCGTGGAAGATGCCCACGTCTCCAACAATTCAAAATAATCATCAGATTGTGACAATTCTACAGGATCACCTTCCCGACTCCCACAATGAGGACAAGATCCGCCACTAATCGTATAGCCAGCCGTCCCCCTCCCAATCGTTTGAATCATCCTGCTCAACCATGTGTGTCGGCGTAACCAACGATGACCCTCTCCCCGATCCTTCCAAACTGCAAACGCCCGCCACGCATCCCAATACAACCAAGCGCAAAAACGAAATACAGTGACATACAAAACATACCAATGAATGTTTGGGTAGCGCATCGGCCCCCCCGGATACAGCCGGTCAAACCGCCATCGAGGATGAGACGCCCAACACATTTTCCAAAACAACCAACGGAGGGGACGAACAAACACCCATCCATAAATATAAAAGAATTTTCTTTTCAACATCACCCTCTCCCTTTCGTGCAATCGATTGCATCTACAATGCGAATTTACGAGAAACACAATACATCGGGTCATCCGTCCCCTTTTTAATGTCTGTTACCAAAGAACAAATCTTATCCGAAAGCACTTTCTGATACCCGGTGACTGCAGACAAAATCACTATAGACAAATCCGAAATCTGCGATTTAAGTGCTTTGCGTAACCGGGAAGAAGAAACTGCTGCATTGTGCAACTCCTCCCGCTTCTCCACCAACCACTCATGGGCCACGTCTTTCACCCACTCCTCCCGACAATCATCAGCCACATGCTCGGCGTATCTGTCCGCATCCCAGGCAACACGGCCAACATAATAACCAAATTCAGATTCATCCAATTGTTGTTTCGATAAGGAAACAGCGGCTTCCATATAGTACGTGACACCATCATAATCAGATATCGTTACAGCGGGGATCAAAAGGACACCATCCCGCGTTCGGAGCTTCACTACATGACCCCTGGCATCCTCATGATTCAGATAGTCAATAAACCATCCCGTATGCCCCAGATCGATAAGTTCATGCGCGGGACCCAGATCCTCCCCAATCGAGAAATCATCCAAATACATTTCGGACCTATCTGCAGACCAAATAGGACGATCCGGCAAAGAATGCTTCTCCCAGCGCACATCCCGCCAATCTTTCTCAAGCCGCTCCCCCCGCTTCTTGTATTTTTCCAGTCTATACCGAATACCCATTCCTTTCCTCCCATTTTCTAACAATTGACGTGAACATACCCGCGAGGAAAATACTTCAGACGCTCTGACTCATCCCAATAATCCTCCGGATACTCAAAACAAAAATACGGACCGAAATATTCAAATGCCTTCTTCCGCCCCTCCGCCGCATCCCTTGCCTCAATCACAGCAACACAATTCTTATCGAATGTCTTGCCACCGATATTATGAACATGATTCTGGCCAAATGTCACATAAGTCAACATTGTACTGAACCTCCCGTTAGTAAATAAAAATAACCATACATTCATACTTTCAAAGTGAGCAGAAAAATCAAGACACGTGCAATCGATTGCATCAAATTATTTCACACCAGACGAACCAAAGCCGCCCTCCCCGCGATCAGACAATCCCAAATCCGCTTCATCCACAGTGGCAAAATCAACCGGAAGCACCCTCCCCATTTCCGCCTGCAAAATCCGATCACCCGGGTGAATCGTGTATTCTTCCTTCCCCAAATTGATCATCGGAGCCATCCACTCACCACGATAACTGGAATCAATGATGCCGACATTGTTCGCCAGCGTGATTCCGCGAGAGCCCAGCCCGGAACGAGGGTACACACGGGCCACCCGGCCAGCCGGAAACTCAGTCTTGATACCAAGAGGAAGTTTCTTGATCTCCCCAGGCAACAGAGTCACCGGTTTCGGGATGGCCGCCCGCAGATCAAAACACCCATCCCCATCTTTTCGGAAAAGGTCAGATCCCTGGTAATTCTCCAAATAAACAATCTTCAGTTCCATCAAATCACTCCTTGTGTTTTCATACTGCAACGCTACACCAAATCACCGACCCAACTACCGCCTTGGCAAGGACCACCCGTCCCGTAATCATGTCATGCACCGTAATTTTCATTTGTCCTTCCCACTTTGTTCTATCAAACTTTTGGCATATAAACGCCCCTGATGCAAGGCATTTTCTTTACTGACATGCATATCAGGACTGCGGTACAACCGTCCTTGATAAACAGTCGTAAATCCCCAAGGCTCCCGCCCTCCACGCTTTCGATAAATCTTCAACGTACAATGCCGAAACTGATATGTGTGCGACTCTTCAAAAAATGCAATCGATTGCACACCTACCCCGACCATCCGGGATGCGTGATCATCGTAAAAAATACATGCGACTCATTCAACAACGCCTCCGATACAGGCATGCCCGCATCGATAAACGAATTGATTCTTTCCTGAATCCGATTGTACCTGTCAATCTGATCGTCAGAAGGAACAACACCGGTAAACGCATTGTATCCATGTGCTAACATTCGTCGTCGTTGCATACACCGCCCTCCCATTTTTTTGAAAAGATGCTCCCCAAAATTGAGGCCAAATTCAATTAAGAAATTGAGAATTTCGCCCGAAGATTTTTGAATGAGAAACAGGCTTCCAAAGTTAAAGTGCTGATTTCCCATAACTTTCTTCTTGCCGGAGGCCGAAAATAGTGCAATCGATTGCACATCAATTGGCAACGGGAACCATCCCGTATCCATAATTTCGTAATGTGTCATCAAGGGCATTGATCAGCCGCTCCGCCATCGCTTCCCGACACTCAGGACATACATACGGGACAGCGTGGGTATGACACCATATATTATTCCCAGGGTATTTCAATTCTACCAAAAATCCCACTCATCGCCTACCCGGGAAGCAGGGGCCGTTTTCCCGCAGACATCGCATCGAATCATTTCATATTTCATGGCTTCTCCTCCAAACGAAAAACCATTTCACTATATTTTTGCAAATAA